CTAACAGCGATCTAGAAATGGTTCATGTTTGGCGCAGTATTAATCCAATTAACGATTTAGAATATGGATACGGCGGCGTCAAATTATTGCCTAAAAAATTAACTATGAATATGAATACTGGTAATATTGATATGACAACAAGTATTAGTACTCTTTTTAAACCAATGCCTGAAGTTAGTAATGTTACAGCATTTAACACTGATCCATTTAGTGCTTGGCGCAGTGGTTTTAGAGAATGTGCAAAACTTGCCAGCAATATTATTGACAGACAAGATGATGTTGAAACACTTCAAAGATTAGTTACTTGGTGCAGTACAGGCGATGATAGATCTTATGGAATATTTTCCATAGCTGGTGCGCTAGCAGGAAAAGTTTACGGAGAAAAAAATGCCTCTAATAAAGAGGCATTGTGTAAGATTAACGATTTTGCTTGGTTAGAAGAACAATTTAATTTACAACAAGCTGTTCAGCAAGCGGAAAAATCTTAGCAATAACTTGAGCACAAGCAACAGCTACATCCCGATGTTCCTTTTGTGTTCCGTTAGCACTACGTAGTTCAATAAAGTGTACCCAACTACGTAAGGTACCATTCATATAAATTCTACTTTCAATTAGTCCTTCTGGTAATACAGCACGAGCTTGTTCTTTGGCAATGCCTTTAGCAATAGCTTCTTCGTAGATTAACCGACTATGTTCAATAATGAACTTTTGCTTGGCATCCCACCATGCTTGTAACTCTGCATCGCCTGTACTGATACTGTTCTGTCTATTTTTTGCATCTTGGAGTCGTGCTTCTCGCAATACAAACGACAAGCCTTTAGTAGGGTCAGCATATCGCTGACTGAACTCTTGGAAACTGAAACTTCTGTGTCTAAGTATCTGTCTTGCAATATCTCTTGTTGTTGTAATTTCGATACAGGCACTGACCATTTCGAGTGGACTCCAGTGCTTGTGTCGTACAAGGTATTGTATAAGTTTTTCGGATGTTTCTGTGTTAAGTTGATTGCTTGGATTGGACACACGGGCGCAATACGCAATGAGTTCTTGCGCATCCGTGATGCCCAAATCTGCAAATTCCTGTGTAGGTTGGGAGTAACTGAGTAATTGAACATGCATTATTTATAGCTTCTTTTTCTTTAAAAATTGACTACTAGCTTTTTCTATGTCTTTTTTGACACGAATGGTATCGAGTTTAAAATCCACATTATCGATAGAGTCTTCGTAATTTTTGACAAGCTCACTTAATTGCTTTTCAAAGACTACCCATCCTTCCCTGCGGGCCTCGGCTGTGATTTTAACTTCCCATTTCTTGCCGTCCTTGAAATTGATCATAACTGCATTCAAGTATTTGATCGGCAGTACATTTAACTGTATTTCCGCAAATACTTCAGGCCAACAATCGATTACATCTTTGGGAAGAGTTTTCCCATGCGATGTCACTTTGCTTTTTTAGTCGGTGCTAGTTCTTCAGCTTTACGACGCATTTCTGCGGCTTCTTTGCTTAATTTATCTGCTTGACTACGATAAAACTTGGCTTCGGCTTCTGGACTATCAAATGTAGTAGGTTGAGTAGCAGTCTGTGCTGTTGGCACGTTCTGTACAGTAGCAACTTCTTCTACTTTTGTTTTAGGATCTGTTTTAGGTGCTTCGGTGATTCCTGATTTCAATGACAATGCATCAACAGTTGTACCTAATTGTTCAGCAATAATTTGATTTAATTCTGACAATTGAATATTAACGCTATTGTTAGGAGTCATTTCAATTTGATCTGTTGAAACTTTTACCAAACGATTCTGCGTATGTAATGCTGATAGCATAGTGCTTCCATCTGGGAATTGGCTACGTGCCAATACTTCTCCAAATTCATTAGCACTTTGACCGCTTGGACTTTCTACCAAGTTAATCAATGCGTCATGATATGAATCAGGAAGATTTTCAGTAGGTGCAATTAAACAATTAAATGCATCGCCTGGCAAAGTACGGAATACAACTACACACTTCTTATTGGTAGCTTTAACTCTACCTACGTGTTTTAATTCGGCCATAATTAGGCTCCTTTTGTTTGTGCTTGAGCTTGTTGTTTAGCTACAGCATCTAAAAATGTACTAAGTTTGTTGTAAACAGTACCTACCATCATCATTTCAGCTGGCTTAAATGCACCACGTGTGCTAGCTACATCGATGATAGATTTCATTGCGCTCAAGTCCTGGATGCTTAAATCTGCACCTTGTTCTTGTTGCGGTTGCTCTGTAGTTTGAGCTTGTTGTTCTGGTTGTGTGTTTTCTACGGTATCGGTCATGATATCTCCTTATGTTAATCTACACATATAATTTATCTCAATAAATTCATAGGACAGGCAATCTTGAAGAAACTGAGTTCTTTCTCTTGCTCAAATCCAATTTTTGTAATGTATATAATAGAATTGTTATGATCTAATGCTAGATCCTGGCCAATGTAATATCGGCCATTTAAATTGTCTTTAATCCAACGATCTACGTTCTTGGCAATAACGGGTTTAAAATCGTCTAGTACCGTATACTTAAAGTGTGGAGCGGCAAACTCAACCCTACGTAAGCCAAAATAATTTAGAGGATTGGGTTTGCCATTTTTTAATGCCATTACGCCGCCTCTTTAGCAAATTCGTAATAAGCATATTCTCCAAACGGTGGAACAATTTTATCAGTGCCGTGGATGATGAATACTGTATCGCAGTAATCCGGATCACCCCAACTGCCCCAAGGATAACCATCAGTAAACATAATAAACTTTTTAGGGTTAATGTCATGTTCTTTCATGTATTCCCAGTTGGCATCAAACTCAGTTCCGCCACCACCCATAACTTCGTAGTCATCAAACTCGTCCATAGTGTAACCACTGAAGTCTTGTTCGTTATATACTTTTGTATCAAAGCACCATAGCTTAATATTAAAGTCTTTGTACTCTTGCATAATGCCTTTAATTTCACTTAAGAAATCTTTAGCTTGGTCATCTCCAATTGAACCGGACATATCGATAGCTACGCAGATATCAATTGTTTCCTCAAAATTCATACCTGGAAGTATTGCACCCATGTGCCAACCTTTACGATTAGGACGTTGGAAAGTAAAATCGTTACGGATGACGCTTTGAATTTGTTGACGTAGAATTTCACGCCAATTCATTTTAGGTTCTGTAAACTCTTTAATCATGCGTTGTACGCCAGCTGGAGTATTACCTGCACCTGCGGCTTGTGCCGCTTGAATTGTAGCTTCACGAATTTCGTCACGAATTTTCTTCAATTCGTCTTTACTGTAACTTGGGCGGCCGTCTTTTCCGTCTTTACCCCAGTCGATGTGATCATCTAATAGTTGACCCAACTGGTTAAGTTGTTCCTCATCCATTTCGTCAAAGATGCGATCATAAACTTCTTCAGCACCCATGCCATAGTATTTTTGATCATGGAAGATTTTAATGCCTTCAATGGTATGATCACCGATTTTATCACGTACAATTTGTCCGTTTACGCAATAGTCTGCGGCAATGTTAAAAATAGCAGGATTACGTCCTTCTCGGCGACTCATATGATCGAACACGTTATGCAAAATTTCGTGTGCAATAACAAACTCAATTTGTTTGATACTTAGTGGCTCGAAGAATTTACGATTAAAATAGATGGCACGACCGTCTGTAGCCGCTGTATTACACCATTCCTCTGCTTCTTTAATTTGTAAGCGAGTGGCTAGATTACCAAAAAATGGATGACGTAGCAATAACCCTACACGGGCTACAATAATTTTATCGATAATTGGATCTGCGTGTGACATGTATGTTCCTTTATGCTATGTATATATTATAACAGGACCCGAAGGTCCTGTCAACTAACCCTAAACCGATTTATTTCTCAGTTGCGGCGCTAATATACTTACCAAATTTAGCATGGAAGTCATCAAAGCATTTGATTTCATCTGGGTCTAGCGGTAGTTTGTAGCTAGATAATGCTAGTTTAGTACCCATAATAACCAATTCTGTTTCAAAATTATTCATCATAAATTCGAAGAAGTTATTAACTTGATCATTCCAGTTTTTAGCTTTCTTTTCACAAGCATCTTTTAACTCATAGCACAAAGATACTGTCAAAGAATACATAGCTGAAATTTCTTTTGAATCCATCTTTTTAACCTTACCGCTCAAAATATCGCTTGGGTTAGGCATCTTGCTTGCAACTTTACGGTGAGCCATAAATTTAATAGCAAGACCTTCTCCAATTGAACCACATGCCAAATCGGTAAGTGTATTCACGTCAGTGTCATCATCTGTAAGCAATTCGCTTACAAAACTCCAAGAGCGAGGTGTGGCAAAAGCACGTGAGCTAGACTTTGGATCGAAATCGTAAAGTTCTTTTTTGGCAAAAGTAAGGAAACCAACAACATCCTTATGGATCTTGTTTTCAGTAGCCCAGTCAAACCAGTCATCCCAATCTACCGTCATTTCCAAGTGTACAAAACGATTGGCCAACGGAGCAGGCATACGATATGTAACACCCTTGTCGCTTTCGCGATTACCAGCCGCAACTAGTACAACATTATCTGGCAAATGATATGTGCCTACACGACGATTCAAAACCAATTGATAAGCGGCCGCTTGTACGCTAGGTGCCGCACTGTTCATTTCGTCTAAGAACAAAATGATAGTTTTATGTTGACTAGCCATTTCAGCATCTGGCAATTCGCTTGGAGGAGCCCAAACCATTTTGCTAGTATTGCTGTCAAAATATGGAATACCTTTAATGTCTGTGGGTTCCCACAAACTCAAGCGAACGTCAATGACATGAGCATCGAGCTCAGAGCCCAACTGCTTGATAATGTCTGACTTACCAATACCTGGAGGACCCCAGATAAAAATTGGACGCTTGCTATCGAATGCTTTACGCAGGGATTTTTTAGCACTTTTAGGGCCTACCGTGCGACTGTTAATTTCTGCCATTTCCGTTCCTTAGTTGAAAAAATTAGTGTCAGTGTTGCTACTGTTTTAATAGTATAACACCTAACAACTGACTAGTCAACTGGATTCTTCAGGTTCTTGGCGATTTTTCATGGCTTTAATTAAGCCAAATTTTCTGATGTCGTCCGAAAACAAATAAAGCTCAAAACTCTTTTTTTCGGAAAATACTGTAATACTTTGGTTAGTGAGATAATATGGACAATCAATATATCTGTCCAAAAATATAATAGTTTGTGGACTAAGATCAATTGGTTCGGTAAACGGAACTTCGTAGCTTCTCAATTCCAAAATATCTGTAAGAAATTCAAAACCTTGATCGGTAAGTCTGAGACCACCGCCCATTTTACTTCTGTTGTTTACCCACCATGTTCTTTGATAAAGTTTTACATTGGCATCATCTGCACTCTTATCCCATTGTTGCAGAAATATCTTAGTATAAGTTTCTTTTGAGATCATTTAACTATGGTACCGGTGGTAAGTTTATAAACTTCAAACTCCTTGGTACCAAATGTTAAATTTAATTTTTTTGCTAGATTTAATGCGTGTCCAGGATTTGAAAAACTAGTTTTTTTATATTTGGGACCAGGATAACTAGTAACACTACTAAAACTTTTTAGGTTAAATGGCTCGCCTTTATAAAAGACAGCCCAAATGGCTTCCGACTCTAAAATCTGTTCAGATTTATAAGTTTTCTTGCTAGTGTATTCTAATAATACTTTTGGCTTTGGTCTTGACATAAATATGCGTCTCGTAAATATACGCATATATTTATCCATTATTTGTCAGAAAAGCCACCGCCATCTAAGGATACTTCAATAACCTCATTATCTGAGCTAGCTTTTAATAGATTAAACAAACTTTCATAATCCTGATTAAGTTTAGTCAAAATGTCATTAAGTGCTAGACTTAGCAATCTTGCCTGCTGAATTGGAATTTTAACTTCTTGTTGTTTTGCCAATTCAGCGGCACGAAGTAATTGTGTAAATTGTACAACTGGTGTGGTATTAACTTGACTTTGCATTTGCCAGTACCGTTTTCATTTCAAATTCAGTTTTAAAAGGACCTTTATTTTCATATCTTTCGATAGTGATTAGTTTAGGGCAAAAGGATTTAACCCATCCTTTATCAAATCTGATTGTA